TATGATATAATATAATCAGAAAAGGGAAGAGGAAAACCCGATAACCTCGGAAAGGTTTTGGAATGAAATTTTTTGTTATTGCTACGCATTGGGACTACAATAGGAAGGCGCTCGTAAGGTATATCGCGGGTGAATTTGATTCTTATACGAATGCGGATTTATTCAAAAAGGCTTATAATGAGTTTTACAATGCAGATGCTAAAATAGTTGATGATTATGAAATGATAAATGCATAAGTCGAAACGCCCGAGAGGGCGTCCGCACGGAATCGCCGCCGTGTGCTGATGAGACAGGCGAGAAAGGTAAAGAAATGAAAGAAATTGAAGCGGTACGCAAAGAATTGGACAAACGGATTGACCGTAGCGCATGGAATAAGGGCGTTACAAAATATGCGCTTGAATTACTCGATAATGTAGATTCAGCAGCGCGACACGGTAAACAGCTAAAAACTTTAAGCGAATGGAAAGAAGTTTTGCTGAATGGTGCGGAAAACTGGGAAGAATATAGTTATGGCGGCTACGTTCTTATTTACGACGAGGATATTGCAAATAGGCTTTGCACGCCGTCAGAGTTAAAACGCAAGCGTAACGGAGAATTAAACCCTAACAGCTGCGAATCATGGCTTGACGTGCAGGCACGGGCATTGTATCAAGCTCAATTGCGCATTTGTGGTATATTACGCAAGCTTGGAATAAGCTATTAAAAATTATGCTGCGCTAACGGCAATACGGGCGAAAGGGAGAGAAAATGACAATTTACGGTCGAACAATTTTATTTGCAGATAGCAAAGGAAAGATATTTAGTTTAGATGAAAAAATCAGTAATAAAGATTATTTCAAAGCGTTTGACCTTTTCAGTGAAAGCCTTGATTTTTCGGCTTTTAATTATGTTGGATTAACAGGATTCTATATTCATTTAGATAAATGTAGAATAATGTATCGTTGTTATGAAATTTAGAAAGTGGGGATTAAAATGATTTTTAGAGATATTTATAAGGTTATGAGCTGCGATATTCTGTACGTTAAAGTTGGAAAGATAAAATATGAATATGGCATATTTGCAAAAGAGATAGAAGGCAGACCGTATATTACCGATTTATTTTTAAGTGAGGTCTTAGAAGTTAAAGCTGTAGGAGAAGACGAATTTTATATAAAATTGAAAGGAAAGAAAAAATGTTCCCTTACGAATTGACATTTTCAATATTTTTTGTGTTCATGTGCCTTGTTATAATTGTATTTGCATTGTTGGCAGAATACTTCTAATACAGAAAAATCTGTATAAAATTTTTGAAAAAATTTGCGAAAAAGTATTGACATATTCAAAAATGTATGTTATACTAAATACATCAAGGGACGCGGAAAACCCTATAACCGCAGAAAGGTTCATATAAAATGGAAAAGTACATCACGAGGACAGTAGAAACGACTACGGCAAAGGTAGCGCCTGTATATTGCGAGGGTGGCGAAATTAAGACGGGCGCGGAGTTTTTTGTAGCTGTAGACGGAAAGGCAAGCGACGAGGAAATTATCAAAGCAGCAAGAAAAACAGATAAAAATGGTAATTATGTTATTCTCGGTAAAGAGACCGTTAGCGGACTTTATCGTGTTAAACTTGCTGACTTCCTTACTATTGCCGAAAAAATCGAAACTGAAAACAACTAAAAGAGAGGTAACTAAAAATGGAAAACATTACAGAAAAGAATCTTGTAGTTTTTGACGAGGGCGAAAAGATGATTGCAGACCTGAACAGCGCTTCAAATTCGTGGACGTCTTTCAAGGCTGAAACGCCCGAGCAGAAAGCCGCGCTTTTCGCAGTTATGAATAATCCCGAAAAGCGCATTTCAGACTGCATCAATATGACGCTTTATATTAAGGATTTGTATATCGAAAGTGTGCAGTGTACGAATCCCGACACCGGCGAAGTAAAGACTTGCCCGAGAATCGTAGCTATCGACAAAGACGGCGTTGGCTATCAGGCTGTTTCCATGGGCGTTTATGGTGCATTTAGAAAGCTGATTCAGATTTACGGCGCGCCCACTTGGGAAACGCCTATCCCGATTAAGGTTAGACAGATTACGCGAGGAACGCGCTCTATGCTCACTTTTGATATTGACGCAAAAGCGGCGAAGTAAAAATATCGAGCGGGCGGCGAAAGTCGCCCGCTATTTTAATAAAAGGAGATGTTTAACGTGAAACAATTTTATAATCTAAAAGACAGCCCATATATTTACGAAACTGAACAAGGGGTGAAATTTGTGTTTTCAACCCGAATGCGAAAAGAACGTTTCGAAAAAACATATTTACAAAATCGTAAAGAGATGATGATGCGGTTATTTACTCGCTATGGTATTAGATGCGTATGCAATCTTGCAAGCGATATAAACACATATAGGCGTATAGAAACGAATGGCTTTTATGTTGTGCTACCTGATGGAGCGGTGCATACTATTGATTCATTGACTTTTAGGATGGTGAGAACATGAGCAAAATACGCTGGCGAGAAAAGGACGAAAGCGAAATAAATAAACTCGTCCGCGCATTTAACCGAAAAGCTAAAAGGGCTGCTAAAAAATACGGCGCTGAAATACAGCCCGAAACAATAAATTTGCGTGAGTTGAAAAAGGCATTAAAAGAGGGTGACCGAAATTTGTACAGAAAAACAAAAAGTAAATTGTCTTCTTATTTGATTAAGGGCGCAGAAATGCCGTACACAACTAAAGCGGGCGTGAATATTACGCTATGGCAAAAACGGGAAATTGATAAAGCATTTCGGAGCATAAATGCAAAGCGCCGTGCGGCAATGCGCAAATATGACCCATCTGTTTATAGAGGAACAATGCACGGTATACAAGATATGAATTTACAACCGCGCAGAAATACTGTACAGGAAATTCAGCCGAAATCATTCAAGAAATTTGTCGAGAATCTTGAAAAGCAATATTTGACAGAAGATAGAGCAAGGCAAGCGCAGTATAAGGACAATTACCTTTTGGCATTAAAAAATGTGTTTGGCGAACAATCTCCACTGTTAGAAAAGGTTAGAGCAATTCCCGCAGATAAACTTGTTGAAATGTATTTTAAGTCGCCGTTTTTACAAATTGATTTTGTCTATGACCCTCTTGAAGCAAAACAAATTGAAAATCTAATTTCCGAAAATTTGGAAAAAGAAAGCTAATAAGTTATGATGTATTCAGCCGATTTTGAAACTACCACCAATTTAACAGACTGCCGAGTATGGGCGTGGGCAGCTGTTGAAATCGGGAACACAAATAATATTCGGATGGGTACAAAGATTGATGAATTGTTACAATTTTGCTATGATGAAAAAGAAACACCGACTTTATATTTTCATAACTTAAAATTTGACGGAGAATTTATTATTTACTGGCTTTTTCACAACGGGTATGAGCATGTCGAAAATAAAAAGCAATTAGGCACTAAAAAGTTTTGTACTCTAATAAGTGATAAGGGGCAGTTTTATAGCATAGAGATTTGCTTTTTGAAAAATAAACGAGTAAACAAGCGGGTTATTATTTTGGATAGCTTGAAAGTATTGCCGTTTTCAGTTGCGCAAATAGCAAAGGCTTTTAATTTGCCTATGTCTAAACTTGAAATAGATTACAGTGCATATCGAAGCGAAGACCATGTATTAACGGATGAAGAAAAAGAATATATTAAAAATGATGTAACAATAGTAGCAGAGGGTTTACAAGCTCTATTTTTGCAAAATCTTACAAAAATGACTACTGGCGCAAATGCGTTACATAATTATAAAGATATAGTCGGAAAGAAAAATTTTGATAGGTATTTTCCTGTGCCGTCATATGACGCAGATATAAGAAAAGCTTATAAAGGCGGGTTCACTTACCTGAATCCAAAATACAAAGAAAAAGACATTGGAACTGGTATAGTGCTTGATGTAAATAGTCTTTATCCGTCTGTTATGTATTATAATCGTTTACCATATGGCGAGGGAATTTATTTTAATGGACAGTATGAATTTGATAGTATATATAATTTGTATGTGCAGCGGTTCAGTTGTCAATTTGAGCTAAAAGATGGAATGATACCAACTATACAATTAAAAAATAACCTTGCTTTTGTGCCTACAGAATATGTAACAAGCAGTAACGGAGAATATGTTACATTAAGTTTAACAAGTGTTGACCTTGAATTATTTTTTGAACATTATGAGGTATTTGATATTACATATATAGATGGTTGGAAGTTTAAGAGTACAATGGGTCTGTTTTCTGAATATATTGATAAATGGAACGCAGTAAAAGTGCAAGCGACTAAAGATAAAAACGGTAGTTTACGAACGATTGCAAAGCTAATGTTAAATAGCTTGTATGGAAAGTTTGCGTTGAATCCAAAAGTACAAAGTAAATACCCATATTTAGGCGAAGATGATATTATACATTATAGATTGGGAGAAATAGAAGATAGAAAGCCGATATATATCCCTGTAGGCGTTTTTATCACGGCATGGGCGCGGTATAAAACAATTACAAGCGCGCAAAAGGTTTATGATAGATTTATTTATGCTGATACAGATAGTTTACATTTAGAGGGCGATGAAATTCCTAAAGACTTGGAAATTGATGCTACAAAATTGGGTGCATGGAAACATGAAAGCACTTTTACGAGAGCAAGATTTTTAAGACAAAAGTGCTATATCGAAGATATTGAAAATAATCTAAAGATAACGTGCGCTGGAATGCCTGAAAATTGTTATCAATATGTTACATGGGATAATTTTCATACAGGCGCATCTTATGCAGGAAAATTAAAAATAAATCATACACAGGGCGGGATAGTTTTAAGTGAATCTCCGCATACGTTACGGTAATACAGAAATATCTGTATTAAAAATTTTTGAAAAAGTATTGACAAAATGGAAAATGTATGTTATTATAATGGTAGAGGATAGAAGTTTAATTGTACAAGCCGATGCGGGGCAGCGGGTGAAAAATACCGCCGTTATCGGGATGGGGTTGCTCCTATTGCACGAACTTTTATTACCTCTAAAATTTGAATCAGGCGGGAGAGTACAAATTAACGCAGTCAGTGTGAAAAGGAAATCCCGCCTACTTTTATATTTATGATGTACTGGGATATAAATAAATCAAAATCTTATAATTGCCTATTTAATTTTATCATAGGCGCACGCGGTGTTGGTAAAACATATGGTTGCAAAAAAGAAGTTATAAAAGACTTTTTGAAAAACGGCAATCAATTTGTTTATTTGCGACGTTTCAAACAGGAATTAAAAAAGATTGATAAATTCTTTGACGATATTAAAGAAGAGTTTCCTGATGTTGAATTTGCGGTAAAGCATAATAAATTATGCATAAACGGTGAAGAAGCTGGGACAGTTATAGCACTTTCGACAGCTAAAATAGAAAAGTCTACGCCGTTTCCAAAAGTAAAAACTATTATATTTGATGAATTTATTCTTGACGCTGGTTATCATAAATATTTGCCCGATGAAGTTACAAATTTTCTTGAGTGTTATTCTACTATAGCGAGAAACAGAAATGTAACAGTATATTTTATTTCAAACGCGCTAACAATTACTAATCCTTATTTTATATATTTTAATTTGCGTTTGCCGTATGGCAACAAGAGCATAATAGCAAAAGATGATATATTGCTTGAGGTTGTAAAAGCGGAAGATTATGCTAAAGCTGTCAAAGAAACAAGATTTGCACACATAATAGCTGGCACGCCATATGCAAATTATGCTATTGACAACACATTTTTACGAGATGATAAAAATTTTGTGCAAAAGAAAACGGCAAACAGCAAATATTGTTTTACAATGGTTTATAAGGGTGAAAGTTATGGGGTTTGGATAGACTATAACGAGGGCTTACAATTTGTATCTAAAGATACAGACCCGTCTAATAAAGCTATATACTGTTTAACAATGTCTGACCACAGTCCGAACACAATGTTATTAAAGGGACATAAGAGCGTTCTTGTTGAACAGTTTATAAAAAATTATAAAATCGGCGTTGTTAGATTTGAAAGTATAAATATTAAAAATATTTGTGCTGAAATAATCAAAATGACGTTGTAGAAAGGGGAAAAATGGATGTAGGAGCTTTTACATCACTTATTTCAAGCGTAGGTTTTCCTATTGCATGCGTTATAGCGATGGGCTGCTATTTTGTGTGGGAGCGAAAACAGCGCATTGAGGAAAATAGGAGCAGAGATAATGTTATTAAAGATTTGACAACTACAGTAAATAACAACACTATTGCGCTTGAAAAGCTAATTGAAAGATTGGGGGCAAAGTAAATATGATTTTTCCATTTAATTGCGATAAAATTAAAATCACTTCACCGTACGGCGAACGAGACTTTAACGGCAAAAATTTTCATTCGGGCTATGATATAGTCGGTATCGGCAGTAATGAAGTGACAGCGGTTTGTAACGGAAAAGTTGTTGTTTCAAGAATTATTACAGATAAATCTAATTTAACATGGCAATGGGGAAATTATATTTGTATTAAAGATTCTGTTACAGGAAATTTGCATTACTACTGCCATTTGAAAGAGCGCAAAGTTAAAAGAGGGGAAACTGTAAAAATTGGACAGGTTATCGGTATTATGGGAAACACGGGATATTCATTCGGTGCGCATTTGCATTTTGAAGTTCGTGTAGGTAATACACCTATTTCTCCATTTACTGTATTGCATGTGCCGAATAAAATTGGTACTTATGAGAATACCGTAAAAGCCGATATAGACACTCTTGTTAACGCAAAAATTATTTCAAGTAAACAGTATTGGGAAAATCACGCAAACGACATTGAATATTTGCCTAATCTGCTATATAATATGGCTGAATATGTGAGGAATAATAAATGACGAGAGAGGAACTTACAGAAAAAATTAAACGCATTTCTGAACTTAGCGGAGATAACGCCGAAGTTATGGAAACATTGCGCGAAATTCAAGATGGCTATGCAGAACCTGAATTTACCCGTGAACAAGTATATAATACTAACGGGGAAACATGGGAGCAAAGCTATAATAATATGGTAACAAAATACCGTGAAACATTTTTCGCTGGCGATAACAAACCTAATAAAATTGAGGAAAAAGAAGTCGGCGAAGAAATTACATTTGATGATTTATTCAAGGAGGATTAAAAATGCCTAATATTCCTAAAAGTAAAGCGCTTATTTATGACGGCGTAAATATTCTTAACGCCATTAGAAATAATGCTTCAATGACCTATCAGGAGCGAGTTCCTGTTGCAACGAGAGATAATATTGCTGAAACTGGCGCTGCTATTAACATGTATACGGCAACACAGAATGAATTTCTGAATGCACTCGTAAACCGTATTGCACGAGTTATTATTACTTCTAAACTTTATGAAAATCCGCTTCGCAGATTTAAGAAAGGTATTATGGAGTACGGCGAAACGGTCGAAGAAATTTTCGTAAATATCGCTAAAGCGCATCCGTTTGACCCGATTGTTGCAGAAAAGACAGTTTTTCAGCGCGAAATTCCAGATGTCGCAGCTGCATTTCATAAGCTGAATTATAAGAATTTTTACAAAGCTACGATTTCCGATGAACAGCTTAGACAGGCTTTTCTTTCGGCAGATGGCGTAACAGACCTTATCGCAAGAATTGTTGACAGTATGTATAGTGGAGCGGAATTTGATGAATTTCTTTGCATGAAGAATCTTATTGAAGATGCTGCAAAGAACGGAAGATTCTACCCTGTTACTATTCCAGAAGTTACGGCTGGTAATGAAAAGTCTATTGTAAAAACTATTAAGGGTATTAGCAATAAACTTGAGTTTATGAATAATAAGTATAACTCTATGGGCGTTGCTAACTTTACTAAAAAGCCGAATCAGATTCTTATTATTGATGCCGCATTTGATGCACAGATTGATGTCGAGGTTCTTGCATATGCATTCAATATGGATAAGGCTGAATTTATGGGGCAGCGTGTTTTGATTGACGATTTCGGCACTCTTACTGGTGCGGTTGCGGCACTTGTAGATGCAGACTGGTTCATGGTATTTGATAACATGCTCAAATTCACGGAGATTTACAACAGCGAGGGACTTTATTGGAATTACTTCTATCATAAGTGGAGTACTTTCTCTACTTCTCCGTTCGCAAATGCAATTCTGTTTACTACCGATACTAATACTGTTACTGGTGTAACGGTAACGCCTAATAAGGCTACGGTAGCAAAGGGGGGTGTGCAGCAGTTTGCGGCTTCTGTTACGGGTAGCGGCAGCGTTATTCCGCAGGGCGTTGTATGGACTATTACTGGAACAGAAACGCCGAAGTCGCAAATTGACTGGACTGGCAAGCTGCTTTTAGCCCCCGATGAGCCTAATACTGCACTTACTGTTACGGCTACTTCTGTATATGACGGCAGCAAGGCTGGCACGGCTACTGTTACGGTTGAATAAGTTAAAATTATAAGCGGGCTGGCAACAGCCCGCTATAATAGAAAGGTTAAAAATCTATGGCAGATTATAGACCCGAAACACGAGTATATTTATGCGAACAAGTGCCTCTTGATGATACATACACAGATACTTTGGATTTCGCAGATAAAGCTGCACAAGCAAAATATTTTACCTCTAAAGCTACGCATAAATATACAAATTTATCTTATCAGCGAGTAAATAACTCTATCGCAAATCCTCGTGCAGCATTAACATGCCGTGTTCCTGATTTAGCTGATAAATTGTATAATTGCAATTACATGATGTTTCAAAACAATAATTTTGGAACAAAATGGTTTTACGCTTTTATTAAACAGGTGAACTATATTAGCCCCGAATGTACCGAAATTGTTTATGAAATTGACGTTATACAAACATGGCTATTTGATTTTAACGTTAAAGTATGTTATGTTGAGAGGGAGCATAGCGCTACAGATAACGCTTTTGCAAATATTCTTCCTGAACCTGTAGATATTACAGAATTTACGCAAGTAAAAAAATATGAGACAAGTTTAGGGGGCGATAGAAGAAATATTGTTTACACTCTTATCGCAACAAAATCTCCGACGGGAGAATCACCAAATATTGTTGATATAGGCGGCGTATTAAGCGGGCTATATGTTACATCTTCTTTTGATGCTGCTACAATATCACAGACTTATGCGAAATATAAAGACCCAGCAGATGTTATCGCTATATATGCTTCGCGCACTATGACTAACGATAACAAGGGAAACACTTACCCTACATTTGCTACAATAGATACAGGTCTTCCGACTACAATTATACCAAATTATGAACCTATAAATAATAAAATTTATAATTCGCAATTTAATTTTTTCAAATGCGTTACTGGTAGCGGAAACGAATTAAATCTTCTGCCTGAAAAAATAAATGTAGGGAATCTAAAATTTGAGTGGTATCAAGCTGGAAGTATTCCACCATCTTCTACGTTTGTACCGTATTATGAAAGCCCAACAGAAGCCACACCTACAGAAGAAAATTGGAATTTTGCGGTTATAGAAGACCAAGTTATAATGTGTTCATGGTCGCAAGATTCTTTTAATAGCTGGTGGGCGCAAAATGGGGGGTCAGCGACTATAAATTCTATTTCTTCTGTAGCTAAACTTATATTCGGTATAGCGGGGTTAGCGGCTGCTCCTGCAACAGGCGGTGCTTCTTTAGCTGCAACAGCTTCTGCCATTAGCGGTGGAATAGGTGTATTAAAAACTGGCGCGTCTATTTATGATGCTTCAAATGCGCCCGACACTCCGTCAAATGGAATAGGCAGCACAGGCACATCGTTTTTTGCAAACAACAGACCCGCTTTAACTGTTTATGAAATGCGCGCCGATATAGATTCTTTGAAAAGAGCCGACGACTTTATGACAAAATTCGGTTATACTACGAATAAGACAAAAGTGCCGAATAGAAAAAGCAGAACTCGCTTTAATTATATAAAGGTGCAACAGCCTATAGTCTTAGGTTCTGTACCTGTTGAAGCAATGGCTTCTTTTAAGGCGGCACTGACACGCGGTATAACTTTTTGGCATGATACAGATATCGGAAACTATAGAAAAGCTAACGAAACTACAGGAATAATAGGGTGGTAAAATGTTAAAAAAGATTATAAATTATATTTTTTACGCATTTTGTTATAAGGATATTTTTAGGTGGTGATTATAAATGCCTTTAGTCGTAGAAAATATTCTTAACGCAAAACCGTGTGTGCGAAACATAAATTCTGACAGGCTAAACAGAAATACTTTTAATGATTATTTTAACCGCCTGTTTGAACTCGCTATCAATATGTTTAAGTGGGAGAATTTGCCTGAAACTGTAGATGAACGCTTCCTTGAACTCGCACTTTGCGAAAAGGGGTATTGCCTATATTTTAATGATGATATTATGGGCAACCTTGCGCTCACTTGTATGATAGGTGGTGAACTTGATGTTTATCGTATTCCAACACGTAGAATTGCTTTTGCTGTAAATGGTTATCAAGCTGAACGCACAAATAAAGATAGTGTTCTAATTTTCAATAATTATCTGCATACACCGACAATGCAAACAATATCTCTTTACGCAGAGCGCCTTACAGCGATTGAACGCGCTATTGATGTAAATGTAAACGCGCAAAAAACACCGATTGCTATTTTGACTGACGAAAAGCAAAAGCGCACAGTTGAAGAGATTTATCGCAAATATGAGGGAAATGCACCAGTTATTATTGGCGCAAAGAACCTTGATTTAGATAGTGTTAAGGCTTTAACAACAGGAGCGCCTTATGTTGCAGATAAACTTAACATTCTAAAGAGACAAATATGGAATGAAGCGCTAACATTTTTCGGAATTGAAAATGCTAATACGGAAAAGCGCGAACGGCTTGTTTCCGATGAAATTACATCTAATTTAGGCGGCGTACAGGCGCAACGATATGTTATGCTAAATGCACGAGAGCAAGCGGCAGATAAAATTAACCGCATGTTCGGTACGAATATCGGCGTAAAATTCAGACAGGATATTTTAGGTTTAGAGGGGGTGAATGCAGATGGCGATTTATACGGTGGAATTGGGGACGCTGGTAAAGCGGGGCTACCAGATATCGCTGAATAATTATCCTATTTTTGATGAGGGACACAGGGCAATCCTAAATAATAAAATTATTCGGCATTATTACTTCCGTGAAATTTGTTGTGATTCGCCTGAACGGTTTAATTTTTATCTTGAAACTAAAATGGATGAAATTATGCCGTATTATAATCAGCTTTATAAAAGCGAACTGCTTGAATATAATCCACTTGCGACAGAATTTTATAGTGAGACAAATTCATTATCTAAAGAAGCAAAGAAAGCCGTTGAAAATTATATTAAGAAAATCGCAGAAGAATCCACAGGAGATAATTATAGTGGGAGTAAACGCGAAAATCTTAACGAAGATACTAAACGCGATGCAAGTGGAACGGAAACGAATAAGACTATTAGAACGGATAAATTAAAAGAAGTTTCTGTAACAGAAGAAACTAATTCAAATACGCGGACTGATGATTTAACAGAAACTACTGAATCTACAAGCAGTAGCACTAAAAATTCAGACGCCAGCAATGATAGCACAACTACTAACGCACTTAAAACTACAAATAGTAGCGAAAATAGCGGAAGCGGAACAAGTAAAACAAGTGGAAGCAAAGTAACAGGTTTTAGCGATATTCCTCAAGCTGGCTATGAAACCACAGTTACAGAAAATGCTGACGGAAGCGTAACAACCACTTCAAAGGGGTATTTAACAACACGCACCACAGAAAGTACAAATGAACAAAACGCAACCACCACTAAAGAAACTGGCACGGCTACTACAGATAATACAGGCACAGTTACAGTAAAATCTGACCTTAAACAAAAAGATGAAATTTCAGAAACTAATTCTTCTACTAAATCTAATACTGGTACTGTAGAAAATGTAGGAAGTGCAGATAAAACTGTTACTAAAGATAATACAGGAACACAAAATAATGACAGTGACAGTGCTACTACAGAAACAGAAACAGGCTCTAAAACGAATAAAAATAATATCTATGAAGATACGCAAAGGAATGTTTTTGTTTCTTCTAAAAATGTTGGCGAAAATGCGGAGCAGGAAAAACGCCACGAAAAAGAAAACGGCGAATTATTTGCCGAGGGCAGACGAGGTATTTCCCCAGCTGACCTTATAAAAAAATACCGCGAAATTATTCAAAATGTCGATATGATGATTATCGACGAATTAAATGATTTATTTATGGGGGTTTTTTAATATGAAACACAGAGAATTTCCGCCTTTTATTCCTAATGATGAATGCAAGTGCAAGCCCGCTCCCGCGCCTTATGACCCGCCTTGCTGCGCGCCGTGTGGAATGACAACGGAAGAACAGATTATGCGCCTGAATGATAAAGTGGATTGCATGACTGCAACTTATAATCAAGTTATGAGCGAATGCTATAAAACGCTGCATAATCTTGAAGAAGCAGCAGAAGAAAATGGCGCATATTATGGCGCTGGTGAAGTTTGGACTGAGCAGGGATATTATGCAGACGAAAGCGCAACTTATACTCTGACGCACAAAGCTGTTGTAGATAGGCATGGAGAGCCTATTAGAATTGGGCTGCACCTTGCCTATGATAACACAACTAATAGCAAGATTGAGCAGGATATGTTCAGCGCATCTAAAGTGCTTTATGCGGACAAAATTCTTGTAGCGCAGCCTAAAACTGCTAATGGCTGGTATGGCAATGTTATCTATAGGGGCGCTCCTATTGCAACACACAATGATGGCACTCTTTATACTGTAGGCTTTACTAAAGCTGGCGTTATGCGTGTTTATCAAAATGGCATTGATAAAGAGCAAATGCTGCGCGATACGATTGAAAATGCAATGGGCTGTTCGGGCGTACTTATTCTTAACGGACAGCTTACTGACGATAGCTACAGGGCTAATATTCCTAATGCTACTGAACAGGTTGCACGCGTTGTTATCGGTCAAAACAGCGACACCCGTGAAGTTATTTTCCTGACTTGCGGTAATGAAAATAATGTAAATCGCAAGGGTATGACTTCTAAAGCATGTGCGCAAATTCTTCTGCAATACGGTTGCGATATTGCCGTTGAACTTTGTGAAGCAGATAGTGCTGGCGCTATGAATAAGGGTCAGTTTATGTTTGTGCCTGATAATAATGAAGTACCCACTGCTTATTGTTATTGGTACATTAGCCGCAGATGTTTCTATAAAAATGACTATACCCGCGAGGTAGCAGAACTTATGCAGAATTACGGGCAGGTTATTTGGGAAAATTTTCTGACGGGCGGCAAGCTGAAAGACACGATTGCGAAGCTGAACAAGGAAATTGCAGACCGTATTGCCGCCGATAATGAACTGCAAGAAAACATCAATGCCGAAGCCGATACACGCGCAGAGAATGATACGGTGCTGCAAGAAAATATCAATGCTGAAATTACGCGCGCAACTGCTGCGGAAAAAACTTTGCAGACAAATATCGACAATGAAAAGAAGCGCGCTCAAGCAGCTGAACAGAACCTTGAAGATACTAAAGTAAATCGCGCTGGCGACACTATGAGTGGAAGTTTGCAGTTTCCTCTTAATGCTACTGTAAATATTGGTCCTAATGTTAGGCTTGATAGATATGGTATAAATGCAAAAAATCAAGTTATGCAGCTTATTTCTTATCAGGGCATTAAATTGTATGGAGAAAATAAAAGCGCTATTAACATTACTAATCTTGCTGACGGCAAAACTCCTGACGACGCAGTAAATAAAAGACAGCTTGACGCAGAAATTACAAGAGCTACTAATGCTGAAAATACTGAAAATAAGCGCGCAAAGGCTGTAGAACAACAGCTACAAGCAAATATCGACGCAGAAGTACACGCACGAGAAAATACTGACGCCGCTCTGCATAATGATATTGTAACGGAACAGGGCGCGCGTATAGCAGCAGACACAACATTACAGACAAATATCAATACAGAAAAATCTGAAAGAACAGCAGCAGATAATGCAACTAATAGCCGTATTGACGGAATTGTTGCGGGAACTACAGATATTCCCTATTTGTCTACACAGAGGGGCGGTTCTGTACAGGGCGCTATTGTAGTAACTAATGGAGAAAATGGCTTTATCGGAATTGATGCAAATGGTAAAAGCAATAATGCTCCTGAAATTAACAGCACTGGTGCAAGCATGACGATTAGCGTTGCTAATGGCGATATTATTGTAAAGAATGAAGCAGAAGCAGACGGCAAGGGTATTGTAACGAATCTTAAAGCTCCTACAAGAAATAGTGACGCGGCAAATAAACAGTATGTTGATAGATTTTTGAATAAACACACTGAGGATAAACAATATGTACAAGGCAATGTCGTATTTAATACTGGAGCGGAATTTGAACCTTCTGTTAAAATTGGAAGCATTGATATCGGTGAGGGTATAAAAATTGGCTCTAATGCGTTTACCATCGGAATGTCAGAAAATCCCGATTTAGAGGGCTTTAGTGTAGATGGCGCACGCATTATTGATGTAGGAGCGCCTGTAAACGATAATGATGCTGCTACAAAGGCTTATGTAGATGCGCACAGCGGCGGCGGTGGTGCAGGTGATGTTACGGCGGCTGGCAATAATACATTTACAGGAACTAATACTTTCACTGGTAAAACTATTGTTGCTGCTCCTACTGAGGATAATGAAGCTGCTACAAAAGCTTATGTAGATAATAAAACTATTGGCTTCACTGAACCTATTTTTATGGGTACAAAATGCAGAATGATTGGAGACCATGTATACATGGAATACAAGCGCAATGGAACTTCTATTAGTGGCTTGTATTTTAGCGATGAAATGATTGAACAAATCAAAAATAATCTTATTGCAAGACACGGTCTTGACAGCAATATTACTACAACGTCGCTTTATTTTGCTCCGCTTAGCAGACTTAGCAATCCGCAGGAAAATATGAACTATATCACGCTTGATGTACTTAAGGAAAGCAGCGGAGGTTACAGCGGCAGCGCATATGCAACATGGGTGTTCATTGGCACAAGCGAATTGAATTATAATTGAATATAGAGCGGGTAGAAATACCCGCTCTTTTTCTTTAGTTTATGCAATGATTTGGCAAGGCAAATACAGTACCGCGCTAGGCTATTTCCAAATGTTAGTAGAATGGGGGCTACTACC